ATTGCCAAGAGAACTCTCGCTATGTGCTTGAGTCGGTTATGCGTTTAATGGATGTGCTTGATCGTAAGGTGGCAACTGCTGCTGCTACACAAGCTGTTGCTGCAATTGGTGTTTGGGGTACTGATGTGACTGGCTTCTACACAATGGATGGTGACTGCATCGAGATTGCAACATTAGATGCTAACGGCGGCTTAAGCCCATTTGCACTTGCTGACATCACACAAGCTGCACAGATGGCAAACTATCCTGCTCCTCCAATTGCTTTCGGTGGTGCTGCAATGCAGCGTTATGCTAATGCAACTAAGGCAGGATGCTGCTCTACAAGTGGCATTGATATCCTTGCAATTTCTTCTCAGAATGGTTTTGGTTTTGCTTATGATGCTCGCGTTGCGACAGCACAAGGAGATCAGACACACGCATTGGTTACAACGGCAGGAGCAATCCAGTGGTTGTCATTCAACTTAGCTGAGTGGAACACAGGCATCACTCCTGTTGCAGGAAGCAACTACTCAAAGACGTTGGTGTTTACACCGGCAGGAGTACCTTGCGACTTGACAATGAAGGATGATTGCGGTAACTTATCAATCGTGTTGACAGCAACAGGAATCGTGGCAACATTGCCAACTGATATCTATGAGTCATCTGATAAGTTTGCAGGTGTTAACTACGTGAATTGCGTAAGCATTGTGAATCCAGCTCCTTGATCTGAATAAGTGCAACAATGAAAATGGGGAGAGGTGCAAGCCTCTCCTTTTTTATTTATCTTTGTGAAAAATAAGACAGCCAATGTGCTACGAATCTCTACTCGGCTTACAAGGTTGTGACAGACCAGAGCCAACTACTGGGCTTTACATCGATGACTTAGGCATCAATCAGACCTTGCTCGGGCAGTTAATCACAAACCAATACAATACGGGTGTTGATCTCTTTGAAGCAAAGCGAGCATTCGCCTGGCGCAAGATGTCAACTGATATACTTAGCCGCTTAAATCCAATGATGAAAGCGGACACTGTTGTCGAGTCTAAGCGCATCGGTCAAGTTGTGACCAACGCAAGTAACATCGACACATTAGTTGGCGCAGGCAAGTACACTGGCATCAGAGTAACCATTGATCCGAACACTGAAAGCTTCTTAAACTTCTACCTATCCAACTTCAAGATTGACATCTACACAATGGCAGTGCCAGTGGAGATTTTTGTCTATGACATGACAACGCTGAAGCTGATTGATTCTTTCTTCTACCAATCGGAAGCGGTTGAGCAGTTTATCGGCAAGACCTTCAGAGCCAATCGCCGCAAGATGGATTTGGCATTTGTCTACGAGTCGCTTTATGATACCACCAAGATGGTTGCTAAGAAGGGGCACTGCTTTAATTGCAGCGGTCAAGTCAGAGCTGCGCACATCTGCCCATTTGTGGATGCTGTTGGCATCGAGTTAACAGTGAGCGGCACTGATGTGATTACATCCAAAGCAAAGAAGTACACGCAGGGCATGAGCTTAGTGTACAATGTGAACTGCGACAGAGAGGCTTGGCTATGCAGCATAGGAGGATTGATGGCAATGCCACTTGCTTATGCAACGGCTGTCGAAATATATAACTACGGCTTGAGTGTTAGCCCGAATCAAAGGGTGAATACTACGGTGAGCATCAACAATGGCATCATGAGTGATGCACAGGATGGAATGATAGCAGGGCGCGACATAGCGGCAACGAGATATAGCGAGGAGCTCACAGCGATGTTGCAAAATATGCGACTGCCAAGTGACAATACGTGCTTTGATTGCAGACGTAACATGAAGTATGTCACTGCACTTCCATAATGGCTACTCCTAAAGAGATAAGTGGAAGAATTGATGCGCTGTTCTCAGAGTGGAGCGGAGGCTTTACTCCTTTGTCTTTTGCTGTTTTGGATATGCGCCGCGAGATGTTTATCAGAATCTTTGGAACAGGCACAAGCGGAGGAAGTAACACAGCAGGGCAAAAGCTACCGACTAAGCCTTACACTCCTGCATACGCAGCAATAAAAGCAAAGAACGGCAGACCTCCATTGGAGCTCACAGGATTCCTCAAGAGATCATTTGCAACAGACCAGGGCTCAGTGTTTAGTCAAGGATTCGGAGTTGCAATTTACATACAAGCAGATGAAGCAGGCAAAGCTGAAGGATTGCAAAAGTTATACGGACCAATCTTTCAACCTACCAAAGAGGAACAAACAGCAATGCTTCAGCTACATGCTGACTTGTTAGTTGAGCAAATCTCAAATCAGATAAGCAAACCATGAATCTACTTAAGACCATAATCGAAAGGCTTAACCAAAGGGTTGAGGTTGCCAATATCTTCGACAAGCAGTTCGGACTTTGCGAGCTTAACGCTAACGGCAATGACAAAGCTTGGGTGCACTACATTGGCAATGGTCAAGCGGAGGTTGTTACCAACTTCGATGCAAAGCAAGGTACATTGTTTTGGGCTAAGCGAGGCAAGGTGACAGTAGTTAAGACTGATGCATTCAGAGTAAGTGGATGCAAGCAGCTATACATCACAAGCTTTCCGCTTACTGCTTATGCAGTAGTCCGCAAGAGCCATCTGCCATGCGACAGCGAAGATGCGCAGGACTGGCTTGCTTCAAGGATATACAAAATAACAAGCGGAACGGATCCTGTATTTAAGCAAGCAATTGGAGTGATCAACTACGAGGTTGTGCCAAGTGGCTACATTAACGAGATCAAAACGCTAACAGCAAACTATGAGTGGGCATGTGTATCGGTTGACTTCGATATTCAAGTGATCACAACAACAGAGGATGGCTGCTATGACATTTGCCAAACGGGAGACATTCCACTTCCAGACCTTCCTGCTTGCACTCCTTGCTTGACTGAGGTTGCTGTTGATGGGGTGACTATCATCGGCAATGGAACGGCGGAAGATCCACTGAGCGCAGTTGGTGGTGGTGGCGGTACTCCGCTAATCACTAAGGATGAAGGCACTAATGTCAGCACCAATACCACTACATTAAACTTCACAGGCGCAGGGGTAACAGCATCACTGACATCGCCTGGAGTGGTTGAGGTGAATGTGCCAGGCGGAGGAGGCGGCGGCGGCGTGACATCGGTAAGCGGCACAGCACCAATTGCATCAACTGGCGGTGCTACTCCTGCAATCAGCATAAGCCAAGCATCAACCTCAACAGATGGCTACTTAAGTCAGACCGATTGGGATACCTTCAATAATAAGTTTGATGTGCCAACGGGATTAGTCACAGACTACCTTGATGGATTGGGCACACCGACACCATTCCCTGCCATTCCAGTCGGCACAGTAACATCGGTTAACTCAGGCATAAATATTAATGTTGATAATACCAATCCTGCTGCGCCGATTATCAATTCGCTTGCTGATAGATACAAGACATCTTCAACAACATCGAACAGCGTAAGCAACGGCTCTAAGAATTTCACTGTTGATATAAATTTATCCTACATTCCATTGCAGGAAATCCTTGTTGTATTTAATCCTGCAAACCATATGCATGGTGAGGTAACAAGTTATGATGCTGCTACGGGTGCACTTGTTGTAAATATTAAGACTCATACTGGTAGTGGAACTTATACATCATGGGTTTTAAATCTTGATGGTACTCCAGTTGATGCAATAACTGGAAGCGGAACTGTTAATGAAATTGCATACTTTACTGCTGCAAGAATCATAGCATCATTACCAGTTGCAACCTATCCAAGTCTGACAGAGTTGAGCTATGTCAAAGGAGTAACTTCTGCGATTCAAACACAAATAAACGGCAAGCAAGCAACTATCACTCCTGCCGCACTAACTAAGGTTGATGATACCAATGTAACCTTGACACTTGGCGGAAGTCCTACAACTTCGCTTCTTGCGGCAACATCCTTGACTCTTGGATGGAGCGGCACATTGGCAGATAGTCGTATCACATCAGCTGCAACATGGAATGCCAAGCAAGATGCAATCACCCTAACAACTACGGGTACAAGCGGAGCAGCAACATTAGTCGGTGCGACATTGAACATACCTCAGTATGCCACAATGGGCATCTACAAGAATACAACCGATGGAGCTGCATCAAGTGGAATATTAAACACATTTAGTCAGTCAGTTCTTGTTCCTGCGAACTCGGTGGCACTTGGCAACGTGCTTGAGTTTAAGTTGAGAGGGCGCAAGACTAGTAATAATGGTAATTATACAATTCGATTATATGCCAATACAACTAACAACTTAAGTGGTTCACCAATTCTACTTGGTACTTATTCAAGTGGAGCATCAACTGGTATTTCGCAGCAGTTTGTTAGAACGGCAGCGGTTAAGAATGCAACAACTAATACTGAGATGGTACTTGCTACAACATCACTTGCATTGGATTATACTGGTACAACATTTTCTGCAATAGCTGTAAATTGGGGTGTTAACCAGTACATAATTGGAGCAGTTCAAAATGTTAGCGCATTGGATTCATCTTTAATCTCATTAATATCAATGACAATTATATGA